GCGACTGCGACTGTCAGCTCTCGGCTTTGGCAAGAATCAAGAGAGAAAGCAAAGTATTTCGGGCAGCAATTCATTGAATTGTGGTTTGATTATTTGATGTTTAATGTAAAGAAGGTGCAAGAATGACAACAATATTTTATATACTGATAGTCTTCTGCCTTTTCTTTGAAGTGCTGAATTTGGCAGCTTGCAAAAAAGTTTTCGCTGCTGTGGAAAAGTATAAGGACAAAAACGATCTCACTGAGATAAGCCCAGTTTTCGCTGTTTGGAGAATGTGCAACTGGATCTACCTTATATTGTGCTTCATAGGTGTAATAAGCTCTCAATGGATAGGTTTTCTTGCATTGATTGTTTTAAGCCTTATCCCTAAGAAGTGGTTTATATGGAGAATTATAGATAACATATTAGGAATCGCAATTTTACTGTTTGTTCTCTTGAATAAGTACCACTTTCAAATAGACTTCAATTCATTAATAATCAAACTTATTTTGCAATGAAAGATATAATGTTGGCTGATACTCCAGTGGAGCAAAGAGCGCAAATTTTACGTGATAGCTGCGATGAAGTCGTAGAGAAAAGTTATCTCTCAAAGTTCTCTCAAGAAGAAACAAATGAGCTTCGGGCTAATCTTGTGGAAGTTCAAATAAAAATGAAAGAACTAACAGAGAATTTTGAGGTAGTTAAAGCTGACTTCAAAGGAAAAATGAAACCACTGCAAGAACGAATCGGGAAAATGCTTGACGATTTAAGAAAGGGCGGTGAGTACATCAATGGCGAGTGCTACAAGTTTATAGACCAGGACGAAGGAAGAGTAGGTTACTATACACCAGACGGTTATTTGCTGGAAGAAAGACCTATGAAGCCGGAAGAAAGGCAGAAAACAATTCAAATGGCAGTACGCTTGACTGGTACAGATAATTAATTTATTAACTTATTAATTTTTAAAACATTATGGAAGAAAAAAACAAAGGTTTGAACATTAACATCGAACATTACACAGGAGAAAAACCTATTGAAGTAGTTTATAGACTTGGTGACGCAGCACAAGCACAGCAACCGCTTGCAACCAAAGCCCCGGAAAAGATCAGTGTTTCCGGCACTATCTCCACTCCGTATGAATGGCTTTCCAAGCGAATAGACACTGTAGATCAGAAACGTGCAAATGTCGTTGTGAATCGTGAGAAAATGACAATTCAGCTCACTGTAAACGAAGATGATTATTACAATAAAAACACGTTCACTGGTATGGTTGAAGTATCTGAAACATTTGAGAAGTTCGGTATTAATGATGGTGAAAAGGGGTGGATTCCTGCCAAATTAGGACAATTTTTGCGTTTGAATCGTGGTTTGTTTGAAGATAAAGAAAAGTGCATGGTGCTTGTTTCCAATCTCAAAAACTTCAATGCAAAAGCAAAGGCAGAGATTGAGAAACAAAGAGATCCTTCTGGCTCCGTTGCTGATGTTTACCGTTGCCAGGTAGAAAGTAATTTACCGAAGAGTTTTACCGTAAACATGGCTATCTTCAAGGGAACTGCAAAACAGCCCATCGAAATTGAGTTCGATCATTATCTGACAAATGGAGAAGTGTTTTTGCAACTTGTTTCTCCAGGAGCAAATGAAGTGATGGAAAGTTACAGAGATAAGTGTATTGATGAAGTGTTGGATAAGATCAAGGATATTGCCCCCGATATTGCAATTCTGGAAGTGTAACCGTTCAAACATGATTATAGGAAAGCTGGGAATTATCCCGGCTTCCTTAAAAATTCTCTCTATGGCAAGAAAACAAGAAACTCCTATGCCTTTCTATGTTGGCGATTGGTTGAGGTGTCCTGAATTAAGGGTACTTCCACCAGACGTTAGGGGCTTGTGGATGGATATGTTATGCTATATGTGGGAAAGTGTAGAACGTGGTGTTATGGTTATGCCAAACGGACAGCCTTGTACGAAAGAGGATATAGCCCGTATCATAGGTACGGATTGCTCAGAATCTTCTAAATGGGTAGATTCTTTGATAGAAAACAAGGTGTGTGAAGTTCGGGAAGATGGAGCTATTTATAGTAGGCGTATGGTAAAAGACAACCTGATAAGTGAGAAAAGAAGGCTGGCAGGTAAGAAAGGGGGTGAGATCACTAAGGCAAGGGTTTTCATTCCAAAAGCAGAAGCAGAAACGATCCTACAAGAGCAGCCCCAACAACCGCAACAGGAAGTTTTACTGTTTCCACAAGAAAGCCCACCACCTTTAACGCCAGAGCAGCAAAAAAAGGCTGAGAAGGCAAAAAAATACAAGTATGCTGAGTTCGTAACACTAACAAGGGATGAATACGCTAAGTTATGCGCTGAATATTCTGAGGAAGGAGCCAAACGGATGATTGAAATACTTGATAACTATAAAGGATCAAAAGGGAAAAAGTATAGTTCTGACTATAGAGCCATACTAAACTGGGTAGTAAATAGATATAACGAAGAAATACAAAAGTATGGATATAAACATAAAGAATCAGCTTCAAAAGATCCTGGATCGGCAACTGGAAACGACTACAGAAACACGATTTAGAATAGAAGGATATTCTAAGGAAACGGTTCAGGAAATGCTGCTTATGTGCTATCAGCATGAGGTGCGCAAAAGGCGTATTCCGTTTCAGGAAGATAAGGAAACACTGGAGAAAATAGAAAAGGCTGCAAAATGGCTTACTGGTGATTATAAGGTAGGATTGCTGCTATATGGAATAGTGGGATCCGGCAAATCTACTTTAGGCAAGGCGATTTGTAACCTTATTGGTATTCTACACAATAGCTCCATATCCAGTGAGCGAAAAGGTGTATTCCGGGTTTCAGCTTTGGATTTGGCAAAAAATGTGGCTAATGATCCTATGTACTTCAATAAGCTCAAAAATCAAGAACTGCTTTTTATTGATGATATAGGAACTGAACCAGCAAGTGTAAAAAGTTGGGGTAACGAGTTCTCACCAGTGGTAGAACTGCTTTATGCCAGATATGATAGACAGTTATTCACTATTGCAACTTCCAATCTCAAAGATTCCGATTTTGGGGAACGTTACGGTATAAGAATAGCTGATCGGATGGAAGAAATGTTTGAACGTATTTATTACCAAAACAAGAGTTATAGAAAATGAGCGAAATAAAATGGAATGAACTTCGGGACAAAGCCCATGCAAACGCTGTAGAACATGGATTTTGGGAAAATAACCCCAGTGATGAGCACTTTCTTTGCCTGGTTATTTCGGAGCTTATGGAAGCTGTGAACGCCCATAGAAGAAATAAGTTTGCAAGAGTACCAGCCAACAGAAAAGAAACAATATTCGATAATCGTACTTTCCACCATGAAAACAAGTATTTCAGAGAAAACTTTGAAGAGTATGTGAAAGATACAGTAGAAGATGAATTAGCCGATGCTGCTATACGCTTGCTGGATCTTGCTGGAGCAAATAATCTGAACTTAAATAGATTCTGTTTACAGCACGTGGTTACTCCTAAGAAAAGTTTTACTGAGAATATATATGCTATCGTGAAAGATATGGTGAATTATAAATATTCCCAGGAAGAACAGATAAATTATGCTCTCCACCAGATACGAAGGTTATCTGAGATTCTTAAAATAAATCTTAGCTGGCATATTCAGCAAAAGATGTATTACAACGAAAGTAGAGAGAAGATGCACGGTAAGAGTTACTAATTCACTAAGTAAAAACAATGGTGGAAAAGAAAAAAGTAATATTAACCTTATGCAAGTCTTTCCCCGTAACTCATAGCAAAGCTGGTGAGGCTACAGACTTTGAAAAGAAGTTGAAAGACAAAAGTAAGATCCATACAATCCGATACAACGCAAAAAATGTATGGGATGGACGGTATAAAGATATTGTTTCTGGTAAAAAATATCTTTCAATACGTGAATGGACTGGCAGACCATATAATTCGGAGCAAAAGGAAATAGCCCAATTACCCAAAATCGGACTGCAACACGTAACCATGACATATAGCTCTGAGGATGCTTATCCTGAAATATGGATAGACAACAAGAAAGTTTCAATCCATGAAGTAGCGAAAAATGATGGTCTGAGTGTAGAGGACTTTGTAGAGTGGTTCTTTGGTAGTAGCAAAGAGAACGTGTTTGAAGGTGTGGTGATTCACTTTACGAAATATAGATATTAGCATGAATGTTTTAAGTTTGTTTGACGGAATTAGTTGCGGAATGTTAGCTATGAAGCGTGCTGGGATAGAGTGTAATAATTACTATGCTTCCGAAATAGATAAATATGCTATTGAGGTAAGTAGGCGTAATTTCCCTGATATAGTTAGACTTGGAGACATAACGAAACTTGATTGCTTGAAATTGAATGATATAGATATAGTTATAGGTGGATCCCCTTGCCAATCATTTTCAAGATCGGGAGATAATACTGGATTTGAAGGCAAAAGTGGGTTGTTCTATGAATACCTAAGATGCCTCAATGAGGTTAAGCCAAGATGGTTTTTACTTGAAAATGTAGTAATGAAAAAAGAATGGGAAAACCAAATATCACAATTTCTTGGAGTATCTCCTGTGATGATAGACAGCGCAATGTTTTCTGCCCAAAAAAGGCAACGTCTTTATTGGACTAACATTCCGTTCGATAAGAATATACCGGACATGAATATATCAATATCCGATATTTATACAAGTGGCTATCACAAAGTGATAAACAACCATCCTGTAATAATAAAAAATGATAATGGAGTTTTTTATGTGAGGAATGCTACTAAGATAGGATTCGCAACAGCACATGATGGGGATTGTGTTAATCTTGAAGTACCAAACAGCAAAACAAGGAGAGGGAGAGTTTCACAAGGAAAAACCAATACTCTGAATACAGCTTGCAATTATGGTTTTGTTGTAGGAAGTAATCTTGTTGAGTTGAATATAACGGAATACGAAAGATTGCAAACACTTCCAGACGGATATACTTCTGGAATTCCGTTGTCCGCCAGAAAAAAGGTTATAGGAAACGGGTGGACTGTAGATGTTATCGCTCACATACTAAAAGGTATAAGCAATGAAAAATGAATATATTAAATAAGCGATGAGTGTAATAAAGCATTGTAGCGAATGTAAATACTATTGGTGTTATCCTCATACAACCCAAATGTATTGCTACAAGTTAGGTAAACGGATAACAACCAGAAAGAAAAGCTGTAAACATTATCAACCCAATAGTTAATAAAAATGGAAACTAATGCAACAAAAAGAACTGATATTTTCCAGATAGATCCACGTAACATAGTGGTAATGGATGATTTCAATGCTCGTAGAGATTTCGATTTAGAGGAATTAAAGGAGCAAATCAAGGCTAAAGGAGTTCTTAACCCTATTACCGTACTTCCTTTCAAAGATGAGGACGGTATAGAACGGTACAAGCTGGTGGATGGTGAAAGACGCTATCGAGCTACTATGCTTGCGATTGAAGAGGGTATAAACATTCCTTACATTAAGGCTTTGAAGCTGCCTAAAGACACAAGTACGGAAGAGCTTCTAATCGAGCAGATGATGAGAAATGAGGGAAAGCGTTTTTCTGAATATGAGTGCGGTATCATGTTCAAACGCTTTAAAGAAGAGTTCGGATATACCCAAAATGAGATAGCTGAGAAGTTTAAAAAATCTCCGGCTTTTGTGAGTAAATGCTTATCCCTAATGGATCTCCCTATAGAGATTCAGGAACGTATTATAAACAAACAAATATCGGCTTCTGCTGCTAAAGACATTGTAGCCAATTACGATACGGAAGAGGAACAAGTAAACGCCACGAGAAAAGCCGTAGAATTAGCCGAAAAGCAAGGGAAAAGGACTGTTACCAATAAAGAGATTAACGCTGTACAGAAAGAGGCTAAGGAAGCCAAAGAGATAGCTCAGGCACTCCGTAAGGTGTGGGCTTATCTGGATGGCGGTGTTATGGTAGATGTGGATAAGCTGGCTATCCTTCTGGATAAAACAGAGAGTTTGAGTAATGCAATGAAACAATATAAAAAATTGAGTAAATGAAAGTAGTGTTTTTTGACCTGGAAACTACAGGAACGTTAGTAAACAAACATGGGATCCACCAAATTAGCGGTATGATCGTTATAGACGGTGAAGTAAAAGAAACCTTTGATTTCAAGGTACAGCCTAACCCTAAAGCGGAAATAGTGCAAGAGGCTTTAGATGTGGCTGGTGTAACCAAAGAGCAAATCCTATCTTATCCGGCAATGGGGTATGTGTACGGACAATTTACGGCTATTTTGAACAAATACGTGGATAAGTACAATAAGCAGGATAAGTTTTTCCTTGCTGGTTATAATAATGCTTCATTTGATAACCAGTTTCTCCGTGCATGGTTTTTACAGAATGGGGATAAATATTTCGGATCTTACTTCTGGAGCAATTCTATAGATGTAATGGTTTTGGCAACTCCTTATCTGGCTTCTCGACGCTCACAGATGGAAAATTTCAAGCAAGGAACTGTAGCAAAGGTACTCGGCATAGAAATAGACGAAAGCCTGCTACATGATGCCTTGTATGACATTCAAGTATGCAAATCTATTTACGATATTGTTTCACCATATAAAATGTAATGTTATGGAAAAGATTAATATTCAACTTCCTCAGTATTGGAAAAAGAAGAAACTTAACCCGGAGTTTATAAAAGAACTTGAATCAACTGCAAAAAGCGATCCGTTTACAAAAGATGAGTTCGGAGAATATAGGTTTGGTACATTCCTTCATGGTTGCGCTATTGTCAAAGTTGAAATTACTGATAACCTTCTGAGCGTAGCGATTCACAGCCAACATCCTATAGGTTTGCCTATGATTAAGGAGATTCGCTATAAATACGCTCCGAATAATTGTCTTATGACAATGCTAATGCCTTCAAGGGAGCAGCAGATTAGCGATAATACCGTAGTGCTTTATCAGATTCCAGGCTCTTTTGGCGATACGGAAGATGTTGAATTTGAGGAAAGGGAAGAATGATTTATATAGGGATTGATACAGGTGTACATACCGGGATTGCTATCTGGGATAACCGAAAGCGTTCTTTGGAAATGGTAAAACAAATGCCTATTCATAGGGCTATGGCGGTTGTTCAGTCTTATGCGGATATGCAAAAGACGGGTGTAGGCGATAAAATCATAGTAAGAGTGGAGGATCCACGACAACGCACCTGGTTTGGTACAGAGAGAATGACACGTGAAGAGGAACGGAAGAGGCTACAAGGTGTAGGATCCGTAAAACGTGATGCTACAATTTGGGAAGATTACCTTACCGAACTTGGTGTTGAGTTTGAAATGGTTGCTCCTAAACGGAATATAACAAAGATGAGCCAGGAATATTTCAAGCAGCTTACGGGATGGAAAAAGCAAACCAACGAGCATAGTAGGGATGCTGCCATGTTAGTATTTGGCTTTTAGATGTTTTTTGCTCTTTATTGGTGTATATGTACGCCAAAATTTATATCTTTGCATTAATTGATAACATTGATATTATGACTATTACGACAACTATCTTTATAGTAGCAGGTGCTTTAGCGGTATTCATTACCGCTATGCACTTTGCAAATCTTTTCCTACCGTATGATCCGATTACACCAGGTAAATCTATTACCGTATATCTGGATGGTAAGTTTAATAGGGTGGCAACGATCACGAGTATAGAGAACGGTTGTATCTATGTGTATGATAAATTCCCGTTGCCATTGCATTATAGAGGAAAATTTTACGCTGTAGGCAGAATGACGGACGGGCATAAGGTTATGTTTTTAGGGAAGCGGAAACTTTATCTGTTGATGCGCTTTGTGGAGGCTTTCAGAAAGATTGCCCGTATTCCTGAACTTGAAAAGGAGGTTTAACATGGAAGAGATAGAGATTGTTTACCGTAAAATCTCGGATCTAACTTTGTTGGATGATAACCCACGAAAGATAAGCAAGAGAGATTTAGAGCGTTTGGTAGATTCCATCCGCATAAATGGTTTCTGGAAGCACCGCCCTATTGCCTTATCTGAGCGTGAAGGAAAGTTATATGTACTGGCAGGACACCAACGGATAAAGGCTGCAAAGAAGCTGAAAATATCGGAAGTGCCGACAATCTTGTACCACAACCTGACCGAAGAGCAGGAAGCGGATATAGTTCTAAGGGATAACATCAACAATGGTGAATGGGATTTTGAAAAGCTACAGCTTGGAGATTGGAGCAACAAGGCTGATTTCTCTTTTATCGGTTTAGATATTCCAGTAGAGGATAAACAGCCGGAAGATGAGGAAGCAGCCGATGAAGAACAAGAGGACAACGAGAAAGAGGAAGGCTCGGAAGATAATCCGATAGCGGATGAAAAAGAGGATTTTTACAGATCCATGCTTAATGATTGCTTGTATGAGAGCAATAATGAGTTTGACATTCCTAATTTGTTGCTGGAAGAACAAGCCGGAAAACTTCTTTTGCCTTTTGCCCCCTGGGGAGCTGATAGTCGATTAAGGAAAGATGTTGCTACTTACCACTTCTATGTAGATGATTATCGCTTTGAAGCTATTTGGAAAGATCCGATCAAGGTGCTAACCAGTGGTGTAAAAGCGTTGGTAGAGCCAAACCTTTCCGTTTACGATACAACCCCGATAGCTTACGGTTTACAACAGATTTACAAGAAACGTTGGATAAGCCGATACTTTCAAGAGTGCGGTATCAAGGTGTACGCAGATCTGAATGTTTCTGTGAAGTTCAAAGAGTATAATAAACTGGGCTTACCAAAAGGGTATAACGCTTTTTTCACTCGTGGCTATGCTGGTCGGTTGGAATATCTGAAAGGAGAGCTTGAAGTAGCCAAAGAAATATCCGGCTTGCAAACTCCTAACTTGCTTGTGTATGGCGGTGGTGATGAGATCAGAAAGTTTTGCATAGACAACAGCCTGGTTTACGTCCAGGACTTTATTAACGATAAAAGTTCAAAAAAAGATGGCAAAAACAAGCGGAAGTAATGGAGGTTTGCCGAATGGCGATTCAAACTACAAAGGTACGGTAGGCAAACTGGAACCTTTGGCTTCAATTAAGAACCCTAAGGTGTACAAGTCTGTAAAAGAAAGTATCTCACGTTTTCACTCTGTTTTGGGAGTAAGACAGAAAGATATTAAGATTGGGCAACTGGAGGCTGGTACGGGTGGGGTGCATATTTCCCAAAATGGAGTATCTAAACAAGTCGTTTTGAATAAATCCGTTTTCAATGGGAAAAACACCACAACCCAAAGCGTTGCTAAATGGGCTGAGAAGGGCTACAAAAGCGGACACTTGACGAAAACCAACAAGCCAGTAGCACATATTGTTACTCACGAGCTGGCGCACGCAACTTGGAACAACCATTTAACAAGCCCCAATGCAAAGGCAGCAAGTAAAAGCATAAACAGCCTTTATAAGAAATGGGGTAATGATAAGTCGAAACAAGGTTATGGTAAATATGCCAAAACCAATGTAAACGAGTTCTGGGCAGAAGTATGTACAAAAGCCGTTCATGGTAAGGCAGATAAGTACACAAAAGCAGCTAAAGATATAATCAAGAAGTATAAATTATAACGTATATTTGCGGAAAACCCAATAAAATATTGAGCTATGGATAAAATAGAATTAACCGATTTGCAAAAGCAGCTTATTCAAAAGCAGCTAAATGAAAAGTACGATCCGTTTATGGCTACGGAAGAAGAACAAGAAGCCTTCAATGACGTAATAGACAAAGCCGAAGCATTATCGGATGAACTGGACGCTGTAGATGATTACATAGACAACTACAACGGTGATATGATAGCCTGGTTTTGGGCAAAGTACCAAGAGCAGGAACAAAAGGAACAATGATAAATTAACCAGGTAAAGAATTAATCAGGTGGGAGTTCCTATCTGATTTTTTCTTTCCTTAATCGGTGTATATATACGCCAAAGAAACAACGAATAAACAACGGAATGGCACTCTTTGAGAAAGGCAATAACATAGGGAATAGATTCACAAGCGAAAACCAACCAAAGAAAAATGGTCGGAAGCCCTCAATGTATAAACAGCTCAAAGAGCTTACAGGTAAAAAAGTAGATTATGAGCTGAGCAAAGAGGACTATTATAAAACAATTCGGTTTCTTCTTGAACGCTCCAAAGGAGAGCTAAATAAAATCATGGCTGACGCAAACAGAGAAGATAGCACTACTCCTATTTGGGTGTGCAATATTATCAGTGCAATCTTCACAGATATTCGCTTTGGTCGGACTTCAACGGTTGAAATGATATTCGATAGAATTTTTGGCAAAGCAGCCCAACCGATAGAAGGGGATATAAACGCTAATGTGTCTGGTGGACTGGAGCCGGATCTATCCAAACTTTCAACCGAAGATCTTTTGGTTTATCATGGACTATTGGAAAAGATGAATGGCAAAAAATAAAAACATACAAATACCAATGGCTCTTGCAGTCAAAATAGAGCTGTTTAAACGTGGCTGTTTTGACTTCATTACTGTTAAGGATGGAAAGAAGCACGAAAAGCAGGAAAAGGCTTTGCAGATCCTTACAGACAATGAGCACGCAGAGTTTTTGTATGGTGGTGCTGCTGGTGGTGCTAAGTCGTGGACTGGTGCTGCCTGGCTTCTTTTTATGTGCCTTTGTTATCCAGGTTCCAAATGGTTTATTGGTCGAGCTGAGTTAAAGCGTATTACCCAATCTACCTTAATAACGTTCTATAAGGTTTGTAACCAATACGGAGTAGAAGATACTTTGTATAAATACAATGGGCAGTATAACTATATAGAGTTTTACAACGGATCCCGTATAGATTTGCTGGATTTGATGTATAAGCCTGGAGATCCTTTTTATGAAAGATACGGATCTATAGAATATACTGGCGGTTGGATAGAAGAAGGTGGAGAAGTAAACTTCGGTGCTTATGACACTCTTAAAACTCGTGTAGGTCGCCACTTGAATAATGAGTTAGGGTTAAAACGAAAGTTGTTTATCACGTGTAACCCTAAAAAGAACTGGATGTATGATACCTTTTACACTCCATTCAAGAAAGGTATATTACCTGAGTATATGTACTATCTGGGTTGTTTGGTACAAGAAAACCCCTTCATAGATCCAGACTACATAGAAGGTTTGAGAACAACCAAAGATAAGGTTAAAAGAGAGCGTTTGCTAAAAGGTAATTGGGAGTATGACGACAACCCCAATGCGCTTTGTTCTCACGATGCGATTACAGCCATTTTTAATAATCTGCTATCAATAACCACTGGGAAGAACTATATAACAGCAGATATAGCCCGATTTGGATCCGATTACGCCCGGATTTGCGTTTGGGATGGTTATACGATCATAGACTTAAAATGCTTTCCACTAAGTAAAACTACGGACATACAGAAATGTATTCAACACTTCCAGAAAAAATACAGAATACCTAAATGGCGGTGTATCGCTGATGAGGACGGTGTAGGCGGTGGCGTGGTGGATAATTGCGACATACAAGGCTTTGTAAATAACAGTCGTGCTTTAAAGGATGAGAACTACCAGAACTTGCAAACACAATGCGGTTACAAGCTGGCAGAACACATAAACGCCTCAGAGATTGGGATCAATGAGGAACTGTTAAGCTCGGCAGACAAAGAGCAAATTATCCTTGAACTGGAGCAGTTGCAAACATGGGATGTGGACGGAGAAGGCAAATTAAAGCTAAAACCGAAAGAGGAAATCAAGCAGGAAATTAGATGTTCTCCAGACTGGCGAGATGTGTTTTTAATGCGCTGTTGGTTTGACTATAACGAGTATGATATACCAGATGATATAGAAGCAAGATTAGGAGTTATTTAAAAATTTGAATTATGGGATTTTTTAATGTTATCAAGAATGAAGTAAAAGCTGCTGTAGGCTATCAGCAAAATTTTACGTCTTTGTTGGAGGCTAAGGATATTTCAAGAGCCTTGAACTATATGCAAGATCGTTCCGGCTTTGCTGAAAAAGCCTTGCTGGAGTACAAGGTAGAAAACCATGAGGTTATGAAAAGGCAAGATAAAGCCGTTTATGATAAGAAAGGGAATTTCCTTAGATGGCAAAAGCGTTGGAAAATTCCTATCCCCTATCAGTCTTTTATCAATGAAATTGCGCTTGTTTTCTTATATGGCAGACCAGTAAAATGGACGCAAAGAAGCAAGGGTACTGATTATGCTTTTGAGCAATATATAAAACTGCTGGAGCGTTTACGCTTCAACGCCAATGTAAGAGAGGCTAAACGTGTTGCTGGTGCTGAGGGTACTTCCGCTATGCTATTTCATGTGTTCCGAAATAAAGAAGGAAAACCA